AACAGTTCTCATAAAACTTCTCTTTAGAATATGGCCTATCAGTATAAAATGCCACAGGCAATTCACCAATAACATCAGGGGAAACAAATCTACGATACACACACATCGAGCCAAGCGACCTATCTTTTTGGTCAGATAGTTTCTTTTTCATTTCTTCTAAATCATCATCAATATGATATGGATCTACTGCAGACAAATGGGCATTCTTTATTCCTTCAAGTGGCTGTTCAACTATTTCAAATGGAAAGAGTTCTTCATTAACATCAGCACTAATAGATTTATCATCCATTATAAACACTGGCATTGCACCAAATACTTCTTTACCCTCTTTATTTAACGGCCAAGCTAAGTTCCCTTTTTGTACTCTACGAAATGCTGGATTGGTATTTATATTGGCTATTTGCTTATTTATCTTTTCTAAATCAAAAGGAGTTTTACCCGACTTAAAAAAAGCATGTTCTACCTCTAAGGGATTTTCTTGCAAATAAGAATAGTACGATTGTAAATCTCCACTTAACTTTCTTTTCTCTGCCTCAGCTTTAATAAATGCATCTGCCCCATCTACATCACTCTTTCCTGTGTCCATATCAAAGAAGCTACCAAAAACCTTAGAAGCCTTAATGAATATTGGTTTTAAGTTAAAGTTCTCAGCATTGTAATACATATCCATATAATCATCAGACTCAACTTCCATAGCATTTGAAGTTCCACCAATGATAGGTGTGCCAAAATATACATCTCCCTCTTTAAAGCAATCTTCAGAAGATTGGTAGGAACGCTTAAGTTTAAGGAACTCTCCCGCCTCTTCAAATACCATGTAGTTTAATGATGTTCCCCTAAAAGCATTTGGTTTCTCCATTACCCTAAAGTGAACTATTGACTTCATTCCTTTCTCTACCCAAATACCATCTTCTTTCTCTTTATAGCCAGACATAAAGATTTCCTCATTATTATGAAGTACCTTATTACGAAGTTGAGGTGGCAACTCATTGTAAGAGAGCAACATCTTCTTTCTAAAATCTTGAACATAATCTTCACGTTGAGCACCCAGTCCATTCTCGGAGTGTGGGTAGCAAGTCCATTCGTGTAACAGAATATCAGCATTCATAAAAGAGAATCCCTTACGTCTTGCCTTTAGAACAATAATACCATACCCACCTTTGTTATCTTTTCCATCACCATACTTAGCCCAATGTACTTCCGTAAAGTATTCGTGGTCTTGGTCACGATAGATAGGACTTATCATAGACTTTCGTCTTGCCCCCTCTTGTAAACCATGTATCTTAGAGAAATTTAAATAGAAATAATAGTTGCCCGGAATCCATGAGCCGCCTGTAGGTTTGTACCCATCTTTTAATCTACGCTTTTGCTCTTTCCAAAACGCAAAATACTCAGCTGTATTCTTTTTTAATTTAGCATAATCTTTTAAATGCTTATCGAAGATAACTGGTGAGTATTTTTCTGACTTTATCATTACATACCAATTCGTTCATCATTCTCAAATACGCTAAAGTCTTCGGAACCTGTTCCTGATATCTTACTTTCACTCTCTTGGTCTTTGAGAATCAATGCTTTAATGGCATCTCTTGATTTAGCTGATTTACCCATCTTCTCTTGCATAGTATTTAAATCCTCAAGATTACTTTCTGTAGGCTCTATGCTTCGGTATAGTTTGGTCATTTTAAACGACTGTTCACACATAGCATTATACTCATCAATTAATGGGTCGTATTGCAACTTAATGTATTCATCAATAGCATCTTTAACTAATTTATCGTTCTCCCTCGGATGTTTATCCTTTTCAAAATACAAGTAGGTTACCCTTGCTATTCGCTCATCTAAGGGTAGCCTACGAAAAGGTGATTTGTGGTCATAGATTGCAACAATCCATTTAACCATATTACTACCCATATTCTTATGCTTATACACAGCCCACAAGGCAGGCATTAAAGCAATCGAATCATCTTGAAGAAAGACATTGCCCTCTTTGTTGATATTAACAAGTTCGTTATACATTAACGGCTTTGCTTTCTTTTGACTGGCTTCTTCTTATTTGAAACCTTGCTCTTGGTTGCTTTTTGTTTTAACAACTTATTTTCCTCGATTGCAACATATGCAAATGCGGCCCTTTGATTGATAGTGCTCATTGATTATATATTAGTCTATTAATAATTTCGTCAACATAAACTTCAAAACGTGCTTGACGTTCTTCTTCTTCTTGTTCTAAGAACAAATATAAGTTTTGCATTTGAGTATAACTAAGAGCTTGGCCATTAAATGGTACCCAAGTATTAATTTCTTCATTATACTCTACACATATATCGCCTAAATCAATTATATCGTTTGACATTCTCCAAATCATAATCATTCTTTTTCAGGGTTAATAAATTTTGGATTATAATAAAATTCTAATGAATCTTCTGAAGCAGCCAGTATATCGTGCCTAACTAATTCATTCAATGCATTATATATAGACTTGCTCTGCTTAAAGCCACACAAACCTTTAGCCATATCAAAATCTATAACGATATAACCTTTAGTCCTAAAGGAATATTCTCTTATGAATAAATACAGCTTCATAGCTGTCTTACTTAATTCTGATATTGTATTTGTTTCTTTCATCTGTAATTTTAACCCACCTTGCTCAAAAGGATTTTCTGTATGCTGTTTGTGGTGACTCATAAAGCAAATATACAAATAAAATGGTAGTTGTGTACTTTTTATACAAAATTTTATTATATTTGCTCTATGGGAAGCATTAGGAAGTATCCAATTAATTACAAGCCAAGAATCTGTAGTGCCGAAGCAGTACTCTATTATTACAAAACTATTGACGAGAAAAAGGTTTTAGTATCTAAGTCGATTAAACCAAAGGAAATTGAAATCCCATTTATATTCCTTATTCTAAATGAAGAGAACGAACTCCCAACGGAGAATATGTATTTTGAAATACTTGAAGGATGCTGGAAAAAGTACGGCCCAAAGAAAGGAGCATTTAAAGATCACCAAGTATTTATTGTTATCACTAAGATTAAACATGAACATGGCAGAGTCAGTTATGGCTTTGATGAATTTAAAAATTAAACTATGAAATGGATTGATGTAGAATTTGAGTTTCCGGAACCAGGTGTAACAGTTTTAGTTACGGGAACAGGTTTCTTTAGTAGTTATGAAGCAAGTGTTCAACGCTGGGAACTATGTATAGACCCAGCACATACCGACCACGCACCTCATTGGTTTGGAACAAGAGAAATGGAACCTTATGAAGATTTTAAGATTACTCACTGGATGCCCCTACCTAAACCACCAAAGAAATCAAAGACAATTAATCAGTTAAATAATAAATTCAAATTTTAACTAAATAAAAATCCCCTGCCGTAATGGTAGGGGATTTTTTGTTAAAAAGAGAATAACTAATCATGCGAAGATTAATCAAACATTAGCAGAAAACAAATATACAATTAATATGTAGATTTACGTTTTTTTGCAGCAGCTCTTTTTTGAGCTGCAGATTTTACTGCCTTATATTGAGCAGAACGATTTGCAGCAGTCTTTGGACTCACATAGTTACTTGTAGATGCTTTCGCACTCTTTACAATTTTTTTCACCTTAGCAGAAGCAGCAGCTTTCTTAGGTCCTGATGAAGTCATTTTCTTTTTTGGTTTGGAAGCTCTTCCACCACCTGATGTTGTATTGGCCATTGTTTTAAATTTAGTTATTATTTATTTTTTCTTCTTTTTTGCTATACGTGATTTAACATTCTTTATAATAGCTTTACTTCTTGTAACAGTATGTGTTTGACCTGCCCTACTTCCATGTCCAGCAGCTTTAGACTGCTTTGTTCCTGTCTTAAAGTTACTTAGTCCTTTATTTGATGGACTATATCCACCCATACCTCTTTGTCCAGCAGCAGTCTTACTTCTCCTAACCGACTCTATAGCTGATTTAATTACTTTCTTTGCTGATGCTTTACGCTTAGGGGATACCCCTTTCTTTTTAGTTGGTCCTGGCATATCTATATATTTTTAATACTCTTCTTCATAATACTCAACCTCTTGTTCAAACGGATCTACCACCTCATCCTCAAAATCACTCGTCAAGGCCCAATAGAAAAACCACACAGCAAGACCCAATAGTAACAACCACCAAAACCTCTTGATAATACGAGATACCGTTTCCAATATCCCCTCAGCTTTTTTTAGTCCAGTATCTACTTTATCTAAATCCATAAGTCAAATATAATAATTATCCTTTTGTTGTTGCATAATTTATAGCGTACGCTTCTTGCCTTTATTCAAAGGCTTTGGCTTTGGCAAAGGTCTTGGCTTTGGCTTTGGCATAGGTGTACCAATAGATTTTCGATTTGCTTTTCCAGCAGTACCAAACTTCTTAACTAAACTCTTTCTTCTTGTAATCTTTGATTTTCGAATTGGCTTTACAGGCATAATTATCGTTTTTTAGAATTAGATATCAAATTTAATAATTATTCATCAACTAACAAATCATATAA